AGCCTCGAATGGTCGCTTTACCAAACAGAAGGGCGGTAAGGTTCAAAAACTAATTGAGCGAGCACAGAATGCCAAAGGTGCAAACAAAAGGGACGCACAGGCTGACGCTGTGACCGCTCTGCTCATGGGAGAATAATCATGGCAACAGGTAACATTGACAGCTTCGACTTAAAGTCGATTGCTAAGGGCGGCGTAATAAATGAAGATATTATGCAAAAAATCTTTGATATCTCAAAGATCCCCCTGCCTTTCACGGACCTCGTAGGTTCGACGACCCACAAGAACGAGCGTTTTGATTGGGTGGTCGATGAGCTTCGCGCTCCAGACGTAACCAATGCCCGCGTTGACGGTTCTGACGCTGGCGCGGCTAGTGAGGCCGGTGGCGCGCGTGTGGGTAACCACTCGCAGATCTCGGACGAGGTCATCGCCGTTTCGTACCGGGCAGATGCTTCGGATACAGTCGGGAGAACTCGTGAGCTTGCCTATCGTATTACACGCGGTAACCAGCAGATCCGTCGCGACGTAGAGGCCATGGCGCTGAACAACCAAGCGTCTGTAGCTGGTACTGACACGGTAGCTGGCGTGACAGGTGGCCTGCCCACTTGGATCGAGACCACTGTGATGAACGGTGACGGCTCAACTGCCACCGCTGGCGGTCACAACATGACCACCGGCCTGACGCAGAAGTTCACCGAAGACACTGGTGTGGCTCTGTCATTCCAAGCGGTCAAGGACGCGATCCAAGGCGTTTACGAGCAGGGCGGTGAGGTAACTCACTTCATGTCCAACCCCGGCGTCATCGGGGCGTTGTCCAGCTACATGTTCGACAACGAGGCTCGCGTTGCGACCTTGACGTCTGATCAGGGCGCACCCGCCAACTCTAAGGCGACTGCACTGTCCAGCGTTAACGTACTGGTCAGCGACTTCGGCACAATCAAGCTAGTACCGAACCGCCTGCAGCCGCTCGACGGAAACGACAACGCGGTAGCGTTCCTGCTAGACCCCGAGTATGTGTCTCTGTCTTACCTCGAAGGGTATCGCACAGACACCTTGGCAAAGACCGGGCTCGCGGAAAAGCGCCAGATCAGCGTCGATTGGGGTCTGCGTGTTCACACCGAGAAGGCACACGGCATGCTGGTCAACATCGACCCTGCCGAAGAAGTAACTGCCTAAAAACCATCGGGGCCTTCGGGCCCCGTTTCAACACCCAAGGATTCCAAATGAGCAACGGAGATTTGCAATACGGCGGCGACGGCGTGTCCGTCACGTGGAAGTACCAGCCCAGCGAAGACAAGACCTATATCAAGCGTGAGGTGCCCAAGATCATCCACGACTCGATCGCTGAGAGGGCGCAACAGGTACGCAACTCCGGTGGCACAAAAGAGAAGGACGGATTCCGCCTTGTGGCAACAGTGCCCGGCGAGATGTTCACGATGGCCAACGAGGGCCAGACCTTCAACGGCAAGTACAAGGGCTTCCTGAACTGCGACAAGGAGATGCAGCAGAAGATGCTCTCCAAGTTCTTCCTAGAGCCCGAGATAAAGATATTTCTGACCAACGACAACTACAAGGTCTGAGAAATGATTGTCCTATACAAGAAGCGCAACAAGGGTGTGGTCGGCGTCCAAGATAAGGACGGCAAGACGTGGCACACCAAGGGCGCGTTCGAGGATCGCGACGCGATGAAGGCCAAGACAAAGGGGGCCGACAGTGGCAAGAAGAAGACGCCGTAGTCCCAGACGCAAGCGCGGCAATCTCATGCTGCACCGTACCCGCAACCTCGGTGTTGTTGGTACGAGGGGCGGCGGTCTAATAGCCTGGACCAAGGGCGCGTTTAACAAACTCAAATCCGTCATGCAGCGGATCAAGATTCTCATCAGCCAAGACGGCGACATCCTCGTTACAGAGGATGACATAACCCTATCACCGGAGCGTTAAATGAAACTATCAGACTGGCTCCCGTCGGTGTTCGTAGAAGGTGACGGCGACGACATACAGGTCACCACAAAGAAGTTTAGTCAGTTCCCCACCGCTACAGGCGATGGGATTCAGGGCGTGGGCATCAAGGACGGCAACAACGTCAAGTTTGAGCTGACGACTGACTCGATCAAGGTCAATCCGGAGCCGTTCCGCAACGCGAAGGGCCAGTTTATCGGCACCCCGGAGGAGCTGGCCGACATCGAGAACCAGCGCGACGTTAACAACTTCCTATATCAGGCAATCAACGACATCGAGGCCGGTGAGATTGACCTTGATGGCTATGCCACTACGGATCAACTGACCGAAGTTGATCGCACCAGCCAAACTCGCGATGAGATTCTTGACGGCAAAATAGATCAGGAGTCAGCACTCAACACTGCCGCTCATCTCAAGCTGGAGAATCAGATTCTACGGATCGCCACTTGGGGTGAGGAGGATATTAATAAACTCCAAGATCAGATTGACCTGATCGATGAGGCGATGCCGGACGATCCCAATAACAGCAACATCGTTGATATTGGCGAGCAGACTTTAAAGATCACCGGAGGAAGACCGACGGGGCCAGATGCCGAAGACGGCAAGATAATGATGTGGAAGGCTACAACGGGTGGCCCCGGCAATCCATACAACGAGTGCAAGTTTAACTGCCCCGATAAGAACGCTTTGATTCAGAATCCCGACACTGTCTGGTGGAAGCAGGGCGACAAAGTTCAGGTTTGGTACTTGAACGGCGATGGCTGGTGGACAGGCGGAAATCTAGATGTCTTGCATTACAGCGCCCTCACCACTAGCGGCGACACTTTTGTAGACGGAGAGCCGATACAGCTTTGGTACGTAGACCCAAAGAAAGCACCCGCCGAGTACCTTGATGCAATTTCAGTCAATGAGTCTAAGGCCGACGACCGCAAATTGCAGGCAGAGATTGACCAAGTTGCCTTGGCGCTTGAGACGCTGCTGGTGCAGCGCGAGCATGGGCAGTGGAAGTATATCGGCTTCTCTGGCGATAACATCCCGCGTAACGCTGGTGAGTTTTCGCTGATCTCTGATGACCTGTCAGTAAACGACAACATCATCACGCTGAACCAAGAAGACTTGAAGGGGATCACTCACGGCTTCGGTGATGTTGAGGTCGGTGACTACGTTGAGATCGTTGATCTTGATGAGCCAGAAAACTACGCGCTGTTTGCAGTGACTAAAGCTCCAGAGGGGTCGGGCATTGTCAATGTCGAGGTCTCGCTGAAGGACAAGGGTCAGAACATCCTGATCGGTGAGACTTGCGAGATCCGCTTCTTCCAAGTCAATGAGCAAGACCTGCAATTGGATGATCTCGATAATCGCTATCTTCGATTGGCTGGCGGCGCGATGGCAGGGTCTGCAACGCTCAAGGTTAATGTACTTGAGCCTGTCAATACGCCGATGATTCAGTACAACGGCGACCCAGACTCTACTCATGCGGCGGGCCTTATCAACCGCGAGATGATGAGACGTTACGTTGCGGCAGAGCTGGACAAGAACCCCCAGACCAGCCAGCCAATGAGCGGAAAGCTCATGGTTGGATTTCAGTTGTGGGGTGAAAGCCGACTTGCGGAGGGCTGTTTCAATCTGCTGGATGAAAACCTAAATCCCACCTCTAAGATTAAAAGCGCAAGGTTCCTTACGTTCCACATCATCCAAGACTGGGATCATGTCGAGTGGTTTAAGTATGACCTGAGAGGCAAGGGGCAAATACATCTTACGGATCTGAACGGCAAGTATCAGATGTCTAAGTTTGTGACGGGCGCTGAAAAGCACGATGCGGAAACCGGCACCGATCCTACTGGTGCGCTATGGTTTTTCGAGCTGGAGGAGTTCGGCCATGACCCCGATCTGACACTCAGTGGCGAGTACTTTATTGAGTTTGATAGCTGCCTAAAGGAGTCGTCGTGATATTTGGAGCGGCCGTATTCGCCGAGCCTACCTTCGCCGACATATACCGCAAGGCGGCCCCCGACGACGGCTGGCACGACGCATGGAAGGACCCGTGCGACGAGGAGCACTGGGTCAAGCAGGACGCAAGCTGCGCCGAGCCGATAAAGATCGACAAGCCACAATCTAATTGGACGGTCATCAAATGAATTACAAAGAAATAGTAGACGCCGCCAAGGCGTATACGGACAGGTACGACGAGGAGCTATCCGACTCGATGACCTCGTTCACTAGGGTCGTGGAGGCGAAGATCAACAACGCCCTGCGGACGGGCGATCAGTCCGTCAGGTCACAGATATGGCTCAAGCGGGACGAGGAGTACTATAGCCTCCCATGCGACTGGGGCGGCGCCCGAGACGTGGAGCTTCTGCACCCCGGCCAGCAGCACGGCAGGACGCTGGTGTACCTAGCCCCGGAGGAGATGAACAAGCTGCCCCGCA